CTTTCAAGGCGGTGTTCCGTAGTGCCGACTTTAAGACTGCTTGGAATGCCATTATGGTCTACACTCAGTTGGTCTTCAGTGACCCTGATGTGTATGTCACGGACGAGCAGTGGAACGATCTGTGGAGCGCTGTTCAGCGCCCTAGTGTCGAGCCTGAGGCTCTAATCCATGGCCTAGCAATATGCCATGAGTCTCCGCTATGCCCTAAGTTGGAGCTTACTGCTACAACAGGGTCTCGGCTACTAGATTACCATCCAAACCCCTCGCGGAGGGCACCTTCATATTGGCCGTCTGCGGGTACGCTTCCAGAAGTGGAAACTATCCTCAGCAGCGTGAATGTGCTTTCTGCACAGGCAGTTCATACGGTTGCGAACATGGACATCCTAGCGGGCACTGTTGCAGGTTTAGAAGATACCTTCGCAACCCAGCTTGAACTCAACATGATTGATGAGTACAAGTCCGGTCCCGTGGATTGGTCCGAAAGACCTGATATGGGCACGGTGTCCTTGCTTCAGGAGGGTGGTTACAAACTTAGGTTTGCAGCAAACCCTCACAGAGTGTGGCAAGCGGCTTTGCAACCGCTTGGGGACGCCTTGCGCGACTCGTTGCGCTCGGTGGATAACGACTGCACTTTCGACCATGAGCGGGGTGTTGAGTTGGTGAAGGGTTGGCTATCGCAAGGTATGCCGGCTCGATCTACCGACCTGTCCAATGCTACGGACAGAGCACCTTTAGCGTTCCAGCTGGAGTATCTCTCCAGGCTTGGCGTCCCTACGCGTTGGCTCCAGTTCTACAAGAGCTGTTGCGAAGGCGACTGGCGTATAACCAAAACCAGGCGACCCAAACAGTACCGGAAGATCCGATGGACTGTCGGGGCACCCTTAGGGGTCTACCCGGTGTTCTTCTCTTTCAGTCTCTGGCATCACGCTGTCGTTCAGGCTGCTTTTCAGCGCTTACGGCGACGTAAGGTGAGAGTGGTCATAACAGATCCAAGGACCGGCGTAAGTCGGGTTTGTTGGGTCTACCCGTACGTTCTGCTCGGCGACGACCGCGTCATCATGGACAACGAAGTCGACGACCTAGTGGTCTCGTGGATGAGGTCATGGGGAATGAAGATTGCGGATCACAAATCCCTAACTTCAGACTCAGTGGCTGAGTTTGCGGGTCGCATCATCACTAAGGATAAGGTGGTGAAGGGGTTCAAATGGAAGGGTCCATTGTCGGACGAGTCCTTTGTGGATTTCGCCAGGCAAATGGGTCCCCGTTCCCTCCTCCTCGCACGACCGAGGCATCGAAAGGTG